ATAAAAGGAGACTCCCAATGCTAACAGCAAAACAATTCGTCCAGAAAATCACTAAAGAAAATCAAGCACTTTTCAAGGCTTCACAACTTAACGTCAAAGACTACTTTGACAGCAAGCCAAGCCAAGAAGAACTAGTTGATCACTTTATTGGTCGTATGGTTAATGAGCGTATGAATATGGTTGAAATCAGCCAAACTATCGCTAATCTACCCGCAGACACAGATCCAGTTGAGTTACAATTGTTGACACAACAAGCACATGACGAAGCAGTTCACTTCCGTCTAGTTAAAGAAGTTATTGAACATATTCAAGGTAGTCCAGTTGATGTAGAGAAAGCAATCGCTGATGAAAAAGTTGCTAATACAGCAAAAGGTGCTAGCCTATTAGCTAAGTATGAAGCAGACACAGATGCAGCCGCATTGGCAGCATATCAATTGGTTGCTGAAGGTCGTGCTGAAGCTGTTTGGGATCAAATGGCAGAGTGCATTGAAGATGAATTCATCAGTGGCGCATATGCTAAAATTGCCCGTGATGAAGGTTTTCACAGCAAGATCGGTGCTCGTAAACTAGAACAATTAGTTTCTGACGCTGAAACTCAAGCTCGTATCGAAACGCTAGTTGCTCAAATGCGTAAGGATCTATACGACATTAGTTGCCGTAATACGACTCAAAACGTAGAAGGTAAAAAACTAGTAGCAGAAGCATACGGTTGGTAATTAAAAGGGGCTTCGGCCCCTTCTTATACATATAGAGGAATACATGAAAAAGTTTTTAATATCACTATTACTATTAATAGGCATTACATCACAAGCAACAGAATTAGGTTTAGTAACAACACACAACAAAACAACAGGAACAGACGGTCAAGGTATCTCAATAGGTACAAAATACAATAACTTTGGTCTTTCATACGCATATTTCCAATCAACAAGTAGTACAGGTAAATGGCAACATAAACATGCATTTACTGGCAATTACACTTTTTACACAGTAGGTCCATTTGATTTATATGCTAAAACAGGTTTAGCATATATCGAAAAAGAACAATCAACTGCTAAAGGATGGACAACAGTTTCTGGATTGGGTACAGCATATAAATTGACAGATGACACAAAATTAACATTAGAAGTAGTTCGTCAATATACTAATAATGACATAATGAATTCATACAATTCAGTAATCTATCAAGCGGGAATTAAGGTTAGTTTTTAATGAACATAGGCTTAAGCCAACGTATACTTTATCATAATAGTAGAAGTTATGATAGTATTGAACATGGTTGGTATGATTATTTAAGAAATCATAACTTAATATTCATACCAAACGATTTAAAACAAGATTTTGACAAATTAGCAGATAGTTTAGATTTACTAATCTTAACTGGCGGTGATGATAGTAAACTGCGTAGAACAACAGAAATTAAAATTGCAACTAGATTTTTGCATAGAAACAAACCTATTTTAGGTGTGTGCCATGGATCATTGTTACTAACTGATATATTAGGTGGTACAGTAGAAGATGTTGACGGACATATTAATACCAGTCATAGTGTTTATTATTTGGGAGATGAACATTATGTAAACAGTTATCATAGTTTAGCAATTAAAAAACTACATAGTTCAGGTACAGAATTAGTTGTGGATCCTGAAGGTAACTGTGAGGCATGGATAGATAACAAAATAGCTGGTGTTATGTGGCATCCAGAACGTATGAAAATTGCATGGTTACCCGATGAAATACAATCATTTTTAAATTTAAATAAATGAAAAAATTAATATTATTATTATTGTTGTTTATAACAACACTCACACACGCATGGCAACCAACTAAACCAATTACGGTTATAGTACCCAATGCGCCAGGGGCTGGTAACGAAATAGCGTTTAGAGTACTTAGTAAACAAGTTGAGCAAAACGCTAAAGCAACATTTGTATATGACTATAAGCCTGGTGCTTTTGACACAGTTGCAATGAATTATTTTGACACATTACCTAACGATGGATATCATGTTGCTATACCTAGTTGCCAAAGTACATATGTGACTGCTGAGATTTGGTATAATAAAAATGTCAAATTTAATGCTATGGATTTTTTACCTGTTATGAATATGGGTAAGAGTCCATTAGGATTCTTTGCCAAACTAAAAACAGATATTGACACACCCGAAAAACTAATTAATGAAGTAAAACAAAACAAACGACAATTAAATTTTGCTGTGGGGGGTGCCGCGCATAGATTAGCGGTTGAGTATTTTGTAGACGGTGTAAACCAAAATAATGATAAAGCACAAACTATTATGTATAAAGGACCTGCTCAAGCAATGCAAGATGTATTAAGCGGAGTAGTTGAGTTTGGTGTGTTTCCAACTGCTGTTGGTGCGCCAATGGTTAAGGCAGGTAAACTAAAAGTAATTGGTATAGCGGGGGAAAAAGTATTACCTGGATTAGAAAAATACAAATTAATGAATCACTATGTTCCTGGACTAAATGTTTATGCATGTTGGAATTTAATATTACCCAAAAACACAAGTACTGATGTATTAGAATGGTATCAACAATATTTTATTCCTGCAATTAACAGTAACGAGACTAAACAAGTATATGATAGTGAATTTATATTTGTTAATAAAGACGAACAAACACCAGAAGGTGTAAGAGCAAGTATGTATAGATTGCGAAGTCAATGGCAACCATTCGCAAGAAAGATTAAACCAGAATGAAGTATATTTTTGTAGCAGGTGCACCAGGTAGTAAGTGGAGTAGTGTTGTTAAAAATATTTACTATAGCCCAAACATAGACCGTAGTGATTACAGTGATAATAGAACATATTACCATGACGCTAGCGGCACAATGCAATTAATGCATTTAGGTGCTTATTTTGATCCAGGTATGGAGTTTGCATTACCTGAAAGTATATCGTCCATGAATAAAGAAACACTAGAAAAAGTATTTGATAGTGCATTTGATGATAATATACAAGGCATTAGAATAGTTAAAAGTCATATATTTTGTTATGAAGATAACATAAAATATTTGAAGGAAAACTTCCCTGATTGTCCAATAGTATTAGTGCATAGGGATAACGATAGTTGTTTAGGTTGGTGGGTTCGTTGCGGTCATTTCAACATTACTTATCCAAGTTATAAGTGGTATTATGTAGACTTAAAAAGAATGGCTAATGTTATTGATAGACAAAACAAAGATTTATTAAAAGCATGGGATGATTATAAAGGAATTGAAGTATTATCAAATATTAGATTGTGTATGGTATTAGGTATAAGTAATCCTCCAATTGAATATAATCAAAACTATGTAGAAAATGATATAAGGGTAAAAGTAATATGAAAAGTAGTTGGGAAGAAACAATCAAGCGAAGCAAATATCACTTTGATAACTTTAAATTAGATAAAGAAGTTGATAAAATAAATTATTTAGGAAGATTTATAGGTAACTTTAGAGATACTGTAAATGAAGCCGTACACAATGCTAAACCAGCAACTTGGCGTACAAGAGGGTATAAAGCAGAAAATGTAGAAATCCCTGAAACAGATATAATTGCAGAAGAAAATGATTTAGTAAATCAGGGGTATGATGTTGACCATGTAATAGCAAATATGTCATGGCAAACAAATAGTCAATTAGAAAAAATTAAAGATTTGTTTGGGTTAGATAATAGTATGGCTAGAGTTCATGTTCAGCTACCTGGCCAAACATGGAATTTACATTTAGATAAACTAGAGAAATTTAGCCCAGATAGCCCATGGCGTGTAGTAAGATTAGTTATACATTTAACTGATTGGGAGCCTGGTCATTTTTGGAATTACGGTAATTTTATGCATAGTCAGTGGCGTGCAGGCGATGTACATAGTTTTGACTGGCAAAATCTACCACATAGTACAGCAAATGCAGGTCATAATCCAAGAGTTACATATCAATTAACTGGCGTATTGAACGAACAAAGCAATGAATTCATAAATAGATTAAAGAGGTTCAATACCTATAATTTAGATTTATGAAATCCAGTGACTTTCAAATACATAATAGAACAAAACTAGACAAAATTCTTGTTGAATTGTGTCAAATGGTTATTAACGGACAAGAAAAAGACAATGAGTATTATGGCATGGTAGCGGCTGCCGTATTAGATCCTAAAAATCGCATAGTTAAATCAGTTAACCATGTAGTTTCTGACGGTAAACACAAACATGCTGAACGAGTGGCAATAGACGAATATAAAAGTAAGTACGGAGATATACCAGAAGGCAGCATTATTATCACTACACTAAGTCCATGTAGCGAACAAATGGATGAAAGATACGGTGAAGATTGTACCGACTTAATCAATGATACTGTTGTTAGGAAAGTATATTGTGGCTATGAAGATCCATCTCAAGATGATAGCGAAAACTATCAACACAAAAAGTTTCATGTTGAAATTACAAAGAATAAAAAAATTGTAGAGTTATGTAAAAAGTTTGCTGATACATTCCTCAACAATAATTAATAAAATGACAGAATTAATTTATACAATAGTTATGACACACATTACGATTGTGTGCGTAACATTGTTCTTACATAGAGGACAAACACACAAAGCAATAGAGTTTCATCCTATACTTAGTCACTTTATGCGCTTTTGGTTGTGGTTAACAACTGGTATGGTTACTAAACAGTGGGTTGCAATACATCGTAAACATCATAGATATAGTGATGTAGAAGGTGATCCGCATAGCCCATGGATATATGGATTAAAAACTGTGTTATTTAAGGGAGCATTGTTATACAATGATGCTAGTAAAAATACTGAAATGGTAAATCAATATGGTGTAGGTACACCCAACGATTATTTAGAAAATAAACTTTATACTCCTCATAGTAGATTAGGGATATTAATCATGTTACTAATTAATCTATGGTTATTTGGACCTGTAGGATTATTTATTTGGATAGTACAAATGGTCTGGATACCATTCTGGGCCGCAGGAGTTGTAAATGGAATCGGACACTGGTTTGGCTACAGAAATAAAAAAAATAGCAACGATAATAGTCGTAATATCATACCTATTGGTATTATTATTGGCGGTGAAGAACTTCATGCTAATCACCACTTAGATCCGGCTAGTGCAAAACTTAGCCGTCATTGGTTTGAGTTCGATATTGGATGGTTTTATATTCAATTGTTCAAAATCTTTGGACTATTGAAACTACGAAACTCGCCTTAGGACCGGGTGGGCGGCTGCTGCCCTAGAAACTTACCGCCATTCGTTTCTTAAAGTGAGCATTTATGATAAATACTACATGTTATCTGAATCCATTATTTTAGAATCAGCAGTTAGCGATTTAGCAAAAAAGTTACCAACACTTCAAAAACATGACGAAACTGTTATTGATGATTTGGTAAGATCCATAGCCAAAAAGCACAGCATATCTCATAGAGCATTAGAAAAGATATTTCATTACAAATATAAGTCCACACCTAAACAATGGTTTGTTGGTAAACTTGACGAAGAAAACGAAGAAGAACAAGTAGACTTCGATAAATTACCAATCATGCAAGAGTTTATTCGTTGGACTGTAGATAAAATCAATTTAGAAACAATGCCTAAATTTGAATGGAGTTACGATACCAAAGACGCTCAATTGAATCATCATACAGGTCGTCATACTGAGGGTGAGAATGATGTTTGGGTGTATGTAAAGAATCGCAATTTAGTTGATATCATGCGTACTGTGTTCCATGAACTCGTCCACTGCCGTCAAAGTGAATTGGGTATGATACAACCCGGTGACAGTTACCCCGGCTCCCCAATTGAAATGGAAGCAGACATGATGGCTGGCAAATACATGAAAGTATTTGGCAAGATGCATCCTGAGATTTTCCAATAACTTAAGTAAAATAGTTGACTTTCCTGCGAAGTAATGTATAATAAATTACTTTACAGGAGATTCTATGTCAGAACGAACTTTTAACGGCGATGCTAAAATTAAACTCACACAGTTGGTAAACGAGGGCATGGCAACCATGCGTGAAATCGAAACACTTAGCGAAGGTCTAAGTGACACCATCAAAGCAGTAGCAGAAGAATTGGAAATCAAACCCAGTCTATTGAAAAAGGCTGTGCGTACTGCTTACAAGGCCAAACTTGGCGAAACAAACAAAGAGAACGAAGAACTCAATACTATTTTGGAGACCGTGGGCAAGACTCTATGAGTTATATAGATGCTGTACACGACCGTGATAGTGATAGAATCTTTGTAGTTGAACGAGACTCTGACCAAAAACGACACTACAAAGAATATCCTGCTAACTATACATTTTACTACACTGACAACAAAGGTAAGTATCGTAGTATCTATGGTACACCTGTTAGTCGTTTCAGCACAAGAAAGCGTAGTGAATTTGAAAAAGAACGCAGGATTCATAGTGGCAAAGAACTTTTTGAAAGCGATGTGAATGTAGTATTCCGTTGCTTAAGTGAAAACTATCTTAAAGTAGAGCCACCAAAACTACACACTTGCTTTTTTGACATTGAAGTTGACTTTGATCCAGAAAAGGGTTTTAGTCCAACTGATGATCCATTCAATCCAGTTACAGCAATCAGTATGTATTTGGATTGGCAAGATTTGTTGATTACATTGTGTATTCCACCAAAGCACATGAGTGATGAATCAGCAAATGAAATCATTGGCAAATTTGAAAACTGCTTGTTATTCAAAAGTGAAGTTGAAATGTTTGAAACATTCTTTCAACTTATTGAAGATGCCGATGTATTAACTGGTTGGAACTCAGAGGGCTATGATATACCTTACATGGTCAATCGTGTCACAAGAGTAATGAGTAAAGATGATACTCGCAAGTTTTGCTTGCTTGGTCAACTTCCTAAACCAAGAACATATGAGCGTTATGGTAAAGAAGAAACAACATATGATTTGATTGGTCGTATTCACATGGACTATTTACAGTTGTATAAAAAATACAACTATGAAAGTCGCCATAGTTATAAACTTGACTTCATTGGTGAAATGGAAGTCGGTGAAAACAAAACACAATATGAAGGTAGTCTTGATCAATTATATAACAAGGACTGGCAAAAGTTCTTAGAATATAATAGACAGGATACTATGTTGTTGGTTAAGATTCATAACAAATTAAAGTTTTTGGATCTTGCTAACGCACTAGCGCATGAGAATACAGTATTATTGCCCACTGTCATGGGTTCTGTTGCTATGATTGAAATGGCAATTATGAACGAAGCACATGAACGTGGATTAGTTGTACCCGATAAAAAACGAAAGGAAGTTAATGATGATGAACAACAAGCGGCAGGTGCCTATGTTGCTACGCCCAAAAAAGGAATGCACGAATATGTCGGAGCAGTTGACATTAACTCGCTCTATCCCAGTACTATTCGGGCCCTCAACATGGCCCCAGAAACAATCATCGCACAGGTCAGACAAACACTCACCGACCAATACATGAAACAACGCGGGTTAGAACTCGCAAGAGAAAAGAAATATTATAAAGAAGGTGATGATGCCGTCACTGGTGCTATCTTATGGGAGGGATTGTTTGGTAGTTTAGAATACACAGCAATCATGAACCAAGAGCGTGGTACTATTCTTACTGTTGACTATGAAGACGGTCGCAGTGTAGAAATGAGTGCGGCAGAGATTTGGAAATTAGTCTTTGACAGTCATAAGCCATGGATGCTAAGTGCGAATGGTACAATCTTTACTTATGAAAAAGAAGGCGTGATTCCCGGATTATTGACTCGTTGGTATACAGAACGAAAATCTATTCAGAAACAAGCAAAAGAAAATTATGGTACTGACATGTATGAGTACTATGATAAACGACAACTTGTTAGAAAGATTTTGTTGAATAGTGCTTATGGTGCATTGTTGAACGAGCATTGCCGTTTCTATGATAAGCGTATTGGTCAAAGTGTTACATTGAGTGGTCGTCAGATTGTTAAACACATGATGAGCCAAATCAATCTTGCTATTGCAGGAGAGTATACACATACAGGCCCAAGTATTGTTTATGGAGATACTGATAGTTGCTATTTCAGTGCTTATCCAATCTTTAAACAAATGATTGAGAGTGGTGAGATGGAATGGAACAAGGATGCTTGTATTCAAGTCTATGATGCTATCGCAGAAGAAGCAAATACTAGTTTCCCTCAATTCTTAGAAAAAGCATTTCATGCACCTCGCAAGAATGGTGAGATCATTAAAGCTGGTCGTGAATTGATTGGTGATCGCAGTATCTTTATGTCTAAGAAACGCTATGCTATCAATATCTTTGATAAAGAAGGCAAGCGTAAAGACATTGATGGTAAGCAAGGTGATATCAAGGCTATGGGTCTTGATTTGAAACGGGCTGATACTCCTAAATATATTCAAGACTTCTTAATGGGTGTTCTTGAAATGGTTATTCAACAAGGTAAAGGTCGTGATGAAGTAATTGAAGTAATCAAAGACTTCAAGCGTAATTTATCTCAACAAGATAGTTGGACTAAGGGTAGTCCTAAGAGTGTGAATAACTTAACTAGACATACTCAAACTTGGGAAAAGACAGGTAAGTGTGGTGTAGGACACGCAATGGCTGCTATCAATTGGAACTATCTAAGAAAATTGAACAGTGACAACTATTCAATGAAAATCGTAGATGGTATGAAAATTGTTGTTTGTAAACTTAAACCCAATCCAATTGGTATGACAAGTATCGCATACCCAACTGATGAACTAAGATTACCTGATTGGTTCAAAGAACTTCCATTTGATGATAATGAAATGGAAAAAACTCTAGTAGACGAAAAAATTGATAACCTACTAGGGGTTCTTGGTTGGGACTTGCGTAGCAACACCGACACTAAATCAACATTTGACGACCTATTTACATTTCAATAGGGCAAATTAGTGTTGACTTTCGCATTATATCCATCTATAATACACTCATAAACTACCTAAATAGTAGTATAAATTTTAAAGGAAACAAATGAAAGACTTTTTAAAAGATTTAATCGATCACACACATGGCTTAGGTGTTGTAGAATTGCTTAAGGTTACTGGTACAGATAAAGAAACTGGTTTTAATGCAGTTGCGGAAAACAAAACTGTTATTATCAGTGGTACATTTAAGAATCCCGTTGCTGATTTTATCGGCACATTCGGTATGCCCAATCTAGGCAAACTAAAAACTATTCTTAGTTTTGACTTGTACGATGAAAATGCTATCATCAATGTCACAAAGCAAAATCGTGATGGTGTTGATACTCCAACTACAATTCACTTTGAAACTCAAACAGGCGACTTCGTTAACGACTATCGACTAATGGGTAAAGCAATCGTAGAAGAAAAAGTCAAGAGTGTTAGTTTTAAGGGTGCTGCTTGGGGTGTTGAGTTTGAACCAACAATCGCTGGTATTCAAAAGTTAAAGAAGCAAGCACAGGCTAATAGCGAAGAAGAACACTTTGTTATGAAAACTGATGGCACTGATCTTAAAATTTATTTCGGTGATCCTTCAACTCACAGTGGTAACTTTGTATTTCAAGCAGGTGTAAGTGGTTCAGTAACTGGTAAAAACTTTAGTTGGCCTGTTAAAGAATTCATTAGCATCATGGATCTTGTTGGCGACAAAACTATTCGTGTGAGTGATGCTGGTGCAACAGAAATTGTTGTTGACAGTGGTATTGCTACATACCGTTACTTACTCCCAGCGAATGTAAAATGATAGATTATGTAGTAGGTGGCGAGTATCTTAATGTTACTAGTAACAAAGGTGCTCAGCCTTATATCAATATGTCTAGTGGTCAGCCAATGATTGGTGCAGTAAGTTATGATCCTAGTAGTCAAACTATGAAAGTCTATGATGGTAATATTTGGATGACATTTGGTGGCGGTAGTGCTACAGTTAATCTATCACCAAATGCTATCAATATTCTCAGATGGGCAGAGAAAAAGATGCGTGAAGAACAAGAAATTGAGATTCTTGCTGAAACTAATCCTACTATCAAAGATTTGTTTAATCAAGTCAAAGAAAAACAAGATCAAATCAAAATGGTTCAAATACTATTAAAAAGTAGTAGTGAACAAGGTAGTGAATTAATGAGACCCTGATGGAACAAGTAAATCTAAGTAATAGTCATAATAATGAGTGGGCATTGTTCTTACCCGCAGTCAGTAGTTTTTATATTGCTGGCTTGGGTAAGCAACGCAAAGGTGAACAGTATTTTGAACAATCACGAATCCCTGCTGGATTTAATGGTGATGTTGAATGCTTAAACTTTCTTAACAGTCAACAAGGTCTATACACATATAAGTGGGGACTATATAGTGCTGGTCATGCTAACTTAGATACAACTGTAGACGATCCTAATGAAAGCATCATTAGAGAGCGTGAAAGTGGTACATTTATGTTAGGTGATAGCGGTGGGTTTCAGATTCTTAAAGGGCAATGGCCCGCTGACTGGAAGGATCCTAACTGTCCTAAAGCTATGGAAAAGCGTAAGGCAGTGTTGAATTGGATGGATACATATATGGACTATGGTATGATCCTTGATATTCCTTCACAAAGTTTCTTAAACAAAAAGGCTATCCCATTGCATGGTATTCGTAACATTCAAGATGCTATCGATGCCACACATATCAACAACGAATATTTTATTAACAACCGTAATGGTGAATGTAAATTCTTAAATGTTCTTCAAGGTACTAATCACACTGAAAGTGATAATTGGTACAATGAAATGAAAAAGTATTGTGACCCAAATCTTTATCCTAACAATCATTTTAATGGTTGGGCATTTGGGGGTCAAAACAAAATTGATGTTCATTTAACACTGCGTAGAATGATTGATATCATTTATGATGGATTGTTACAAGAAGGCAAGCACGATCTAATTCACTGTTTGGGTGTAAGTATTTTAGAATATGCTGTGTTGTTTACTGATATTCAAAAAGCAATACGCAAATATCATAATCCAAAACTACAAATTACATTTGACTGTGCTAGTCCATTCTTTAGTGCGGCTAAAGGTCTTGCTTACTTCAATACTAGCATTGAAGAAAATAAGAAGTGGGCATATTCAATGACTAAAACTGCCGAAAATAAAAACTATGCCACTGACAATAGAAAGTTTAGGGACGCTGTATTACAAGACGGTATCCATACATCATTTACAGATAGCCCTGTAACTGATAAACTACTAGTTCGTGATATTTGTTACAGAGGTCAAGGATTCATTGGTCAACATGGTAAAGAAACTAAAACTAGTTGGGATACTTTGAGTTATACATTGATTCAAAGTCATAATGTTTATCAACATATCAGTGCGGTACAAGAGGCAAATCGTAGGTATGAAAATGGTGTTACACCCGCAATGATTCAACATAAATCAACTGGTGTAAAGTTTAAAGATGTGATTGAAGAAGTATTTTCACAAAATAATAGAACAGATAGTCACAAAGTTATTGATAGTTATAGTTCATTGTGGAAACAAATGAGTAGTGGCAGTCAAGGCTTTAGTGGTAAGAAAACAGTAAACGCAAGAACAATGTTTAACTTACACTTTGAAGAAATTGATAGTGACGATGTGATGGCAGTTATTGAAGATATTGAACCAGTTAAAAACAAAGCCAAAGTATCAGATGAAGTATTAAGTGATCTTTTTACATTTGAATGAAAGTATATACATGGAACAAATAGAACAAGCAAGACAAGATCAACGCAATCGTATTAAAGACAAAGCAAAGCGTAGGGTTTTTGTAACATTTCAGAAAGAGGGTATTCATCGTTTTCCCGGAGCAACTGATCCACAGTTCGCAACAGGTGATGAATATGATGTGAGTTTCTTAGCAGTACCGCATCGTCATATCTTTCATTTTAGAGTAGAAATTGAAGTATTTCACAACGATAGGGATATCGAGTTTATTCAGTTCAAGCGTTGGCTAGAGAATCTATATAGTCAAGGTACACTAGAATTGGATTACAAGAGTTGTGAAATGATTAGCGATGACCTTTATGAAGTTATTGCTAGTCGTTATCCCGACCGTGACATTACCATTGATGTTAGCGAAGATAAAGAAAATGGTTGTCACATTCATTACAACAAAAATCAACCTTATCAACAACTCGCTATTTAAAAGGAAATATAAAAATGGCAAAACAAAAACTCATTGGCACTTTCAGCACTGAAAATCAACTCTTTGAAGACCTTGAAAAATACAAGGAATTCTGTGTAGATTTTGGTTACAAGTTCGATGAAGCAACATTATATGATATGCGAAATTATGTATATCGCCAACATAACAAGTATATGACTGGAAAACCAGTAAAAAATAATTGGGATGAAGTAGTAGGAAGATGAGAAATATAGTAGTAGTTACAGGTGGATTTGATCCATTACATTCAGGTCACATAGAATATTTTCGTGAGGCTAAAAAACTCGGAGATATCCTAGTTGTGGGTTTGAATAGTGACGAATGGTTGGCTCGTAAAAAGGGCCAACCTTTTATGCCACTTATTGAACGCAGAGTATTAGTAGGATCACTAAAAGATGTAG